ACATCTGCAATTACAGTTGATAACGTAAAGAAATTTAACTCAGTCTATAAAGACGTATTTGAATTAGTCTTTAGAGAAACAGACCCGGCAAAGAACTATCAGATGTTAGTAAGCAACTATTCTAATAGAGTAGATGATATCTTACAAACACTAGGTGCAGAATTTATAGAATATATACAGCAAGAACAATTGCAATCAGTTAAGCATATCCCACAGATCATTATTTCTGTAGCTAAACATCAATCGCAGAGAGTTCATGTAATAGATCCCGTAATAACAATGTTAAGTTGCATATACGAGATACAAGGAATAATTAAAAGCAATTAAAAGCAAAATAAGTACTAAATAATTTTTTTATGTCAAATATAATTCGTATATTAGCACATAGATATTAAATAACAAAAATATGAAAGTGGGAAAACATACATTATTAATCGACGGAAACTACTTTGTTTTCAGTAGATTATTTGTCTTACCAAAACCAAAAACCGGTAAGCTACTAGGAGATGATAAGCAAAAGTCTCAATTTATGAGAAAGCTAGCAATTGACTTTGCATCTGAAATGCGAAAGTTAAAGATGTTTGTTGATGATGTAGTATTAACTGTGGATTCAAAATCATGGCGTAAGGATCTATTTCCTGCTGCCGAATATAAAGGTACTAGGAAGCAAAACAGCACGGTAGACTGGACTGCAGTTTATGAAGTATATGAAGCATTCCAAGATATTGTAGCTACTAAAGGTGTAACTGTACATCAAATACAAGGCGCAGAAGCAGATGATGTCATCTTCGGATGGTCAGCTGCCCTAAATGCTAGAGGTAAATCATGTATCGTATGGTCAGGTGATAGAGATCTAATACAATTAGTTAACTATTCAGAAACCAACGACGCACATACATTATGGTACTACAATACTAAGAAGACTCTTTATGGTTATGAAGGTTTCAGTAAAGATATGGAAACCTCTGCTGCTAACGAGCTTACAAGCGACGAGATGTTATTCAACCTAGGTGGACAAACAATGTTACGTGATAATTATCAACAAGACATTATGGATTGGGTTCAAGCTAACAAGGTTAATATTGTAGAAGTTGATTGCGACAAATTCATATTCCAAAAGATACTTACTGGTGATAAATCAGATAATATTGCATCAGTTGTTACATGGCAAAAGGAAATGAAGACCGGCAAGTTGCGTAACTATTCTATTACTGACAAAACAGCAGATCTTATATGGGATCAGTATATTAAAGAATATAATAAAGACTTTACAATTGATTTTCTATTCTCATCAGAAGCAAAAGACGTATTAGTAGATATTATCTATAGAGTTGTTGGCCATAGTTCTCAAACACTAATCAAAACAAATCTTACACAGAATATAGCTCTAATGTTATTACATAACAAGACTATTCCAGATCCAATTCAAAAGGCTATTTATGCTGCCATTGAAAAAGATTGGGAAGGTGCTATCGAGAATAAGAATTCTATTATGGAAATGGATAAAATCCTAGAAGGAACAGATTGGTTAGAAGGAGCTAAGAAAAATACTTATGCACCAGATCCTTTTGCAGGAATGGATATTCCAAAAGAAGAATCTCCAATGAAACTTGTAGGTAAGAAAACTGCAAAGGCAATTAAAAAAGATCCAACTAAAAAGTTATTTTAATATGACACTGAGCGACTATATTCAAATAGAAGAAATATTAGCAGAGGCGAATGCCTATGGCCTCAAGCCTGAAGTTATAGACCGAGCTATTAAGATAGAAATGCTCCATAACATGTCAAAAGTAGATGCATATCAAGAAGCATATAATACAATCATAGGGTAAACTTTGCCCAAGAAGAACATATAACTAATATGCTAGACGATACAAAACTATTTGACTTTGTGAAGATTATGTTCACGAAGCCACAAGACTATAAGAAAATAAAACAACACACTAAAAAGCGACATCATTTCATGATTAATCGTTTCATGTCTATTAAATATCCTGCTAATGCAATGATGTTTAATATTAATGGGATTAATGGTGGTAATGTAGTAGAGTGTTGGTCTGTTGTCGCCTCTAGATTCCAATCGGTGCCCCGATGGTTTTACACTAAAACCAAAAAAGCAAAGAAAAATACGCCTGATAAATATAATCCCAGCGAGAGAGCTGTAGCTATTTATATGGACAAAAACGAGATTGGTAATAGAGAATTTAGCGAACTAAAAGAATTTGCTAAGGAAGCTCTGTTTTCTGATTTAAAAAAAATTGAAGAACAAATAGAGGTTTATGCAAAAGATAAATGATTATTTTACCGAAATAATAGATATTACTTTATACCGATATAACTCAATAGATTTAAAACTATGGGGTATTATCAATAGAGATACTAAATCTAGACTTATGACGCCTAACAGTATGTTAGTAGCCAAGGAACGTATGGAAACTTATTTAAACCATAGGTTCTCTCATGATGTTAATAGATTTCGCACAGTTAGCGACGTCAATATACACAAGGAGGCCACATCAATATATTTTATATGGAAGATATTTCAATCAATGCCAAACTTATCGTACATTAGAGTTAATCTTAATTCTAATTCTAGTTACAATAGAATTGTAAATGTAGATCAAGTAAAGACTATAAAGTACGATATTAAAACAATAAGGGGTTCTATGAGGATGTTTGATATGTTCCATGAAGAACATGAGCTTAAACAGGCTAATCATATTTTAATAAAAGCAGGTCTATTTAAAGAACAAGAGAATTTTAAAATATTCAAATTAAGAGACTTTTTGAGTGCCCTAGATTTATTTCAAGCTGAGAATAACACAGTAGAAGTATTAGGAGTAACCAATGCATTTATACAAACTTTAGAGCATCATGAGGGTGATAATCCTGAAATGCTTTTAATCACTGATTGGGAGTCAGATATATAATAAAAAATAGAAGTATAACTTCTTTATCAAATGGCAGTAACAAACTTTACAGCAACCGCAATCGGAGACTTTTTCTTCGCTAAATTAAAAGAACCTTATCTAGATGTTAAAAAGGTTCTAAGCTCGTCTATTCAATATGGTGTGAATTCACCAACTAGTATTGGGACGGTGCAATTAACAGCGGGTTCTACAACAATTATTGGAACAGGCGTTGCATGGACTCTTGGTCCAGGTGATAATTTCATTGTAGGTTCTCAAACGTTTACTGTAGATACTATTGTAGCAAATACTATTACTACAACAGTTGCTGCTACATTTTCTGCAGAAGCTGCAAAATGGTATGAATTTCCAGATGCTGATAATAACTTTACCTTTGAATATAGATGGTCACAAAATGCTCTAGGTAGTGATGGTGGTGAAATGTCGCCGCTAAGACCTTTAGGAGCTAATATTACTAATTTAGATTTTGATTCAACTAAACCGTTATGGATAGATGTTAAAGCTGAAGTAAATAGATTATCTTTATTACATACAGTTAGTCTTTTATCAGTTACATTTGAATTAGAAACAGAAGCAGGTACTATTCAATCATGTCCACAATTATGTATGGATTGCGACGATCCTTATGCTGCAGGATGTACTAATATTGTAATTGATTGTTCAGATCCGGTATTCGATCCATATAACTTAGCTAAACCAACTGCAATTTATGGTGAAATAAGTGAGTTGGCTTCAGAAATGTGGGGACACACTACAAAATACTTTAGAGTAGAACCTGACCAAAGATCTAAAGATGTTGTTCTAATGGAATACTCTTTATATAATGTAAGAGAACAAGGAGACGTAAAGATTATCGTACCAGATAATGCAATGCCAACTAGAGAGTTCCAGTATGATATATTTGGAATGGGCTTTGAAGACTTCGAGATTCATATTACAAAAGGCCAAATGGAAAAGGCATTTGGTACTAATATTGCTCCAAGACCAAGAGATTATATGTACGTTCCTGTAATGAACAGAATGTATGAAGTAAGCTCTGTTAGTTTTGCTGATGAATTTAATCAGTCTATGACTTACTGGAGAGTAATGTTAAAGAAATACGAAGAGAGAACTTCAACTATTCACGATACCGACGCTGCAGGTGTGGCATTAGAAGCAACACAAGACGCACTATATACTGGAATTGAAGAAGTATTCGGAGAAGAAATTCAAGAAGAGTACAGACAATCAACTAAACCAGAGCAATATCAAACAATGTTCTCAGAAGTTGGTGATGGTATTAGAGAAAGAATTCATAATACATTAACTATTACCGACAGTGAATTAAGAAATAAGTGGACTATTCTTAGTAAGAACCATTACGATTTAGAATCTGTAAAAGATCTAGGTATCGAATGTTTAGTCTATAAGAAAATATCTCAATTAGCAATCGATAAGAATATGGCATTCTCTGCATGGTTTAAACCTAACTTTACAAGCGCATCTGCAGAGCAAACTATATTCGATGGAAGATTAGGACAGAAAGGATTTAAATTAACAGTCAACAAGACGCACATTAAAGCATATATTAACGATATTACAATGTCTTATCCGTTTACAGTACAACCTATAAATGGACAATGGTATGGTTTAATCTATAACTTAAATAATACATACAGCAACACATCCGCTAACGTATATCAATTAAACCCAAAAGCCAATACATTAACAAGCATGCCTGTTGCAGACACGTTAATCAATGTAATGGATCAACATTTTGAACTAGGAGATAAACAAGGTTGGGTTACATCACAAAAATGGTCTTTAATGCCAGGTAAATTAGCAATGACTAATATTAGGTTATACACTAAGGTTATCGCTAAAGATCAACACACTAATATGTTACAACAATATATTGTTAGAGATAATAGACTAACACATATTATTGATAACGCAATCCCATCTATTCAATTAAGAAGGTATAATCAGAACAGGTAACAGTAACAAAACATGTTACTAGGATTTTCTAGATATATACAATATAATATCATAATATGAGCGAGAGCGAAAAGAAGAAAACAATAGCAGAACAAGCAGACGACATTAGGTTAGAACTAGATGCATTAATTGGAGACAGTCCTTTAGATGTTGAGAACGATCCTAAAGATCTGCCAATTCAAGCTAAACCTACTGCATTAGCACCAAAAACTAATTACGCAGAATTAAAGTCATCTGCAACTAAAAAAGCGGAAAAGACTATCTCCGCTCTTATGAAATTTTATCTCGACGCAGATATTATTGAAAAGGATGAATATATTGCTGCAAAGAAAAGAATGGATGAGATGACAATGTCGTCTTTAATATACCAATTAAATGCAGGTGAAAAAGCACTAACAACTCTACTAGAAACAATTGACTCTGGAGAATTAGCACCTAGAATGTTTGAGGTACTAGCTACTCTACAGAAATCAATGTTAGATATTATTAAGTCGCAAACCATGTATTTAATGGCAGCGGAAGAGGGTACTAAAAGAATCGCTAGAGATTTAGAAATTTACCAGAAGAGAGCTAACACCTCTGAAATCGAAGGTGCTGGTGGAGATAGTGGTAATAAGAATATACAAAGAGGTACAAAAGACTTAATGGCTGCAATTCAAGCAGGTATTCAAAGCGGAGCTCAAGAAGATATTGAGGACGTAGAACCAGAACCAACAGAAGAGTAAATGTCAGACGGAGTAGGAGATAATAAATGGATCCCAAAAGAGGAGGGTAACACAGATGCAGCTGACAGGATTGTTTGGTCAACCAGTCAGATTGATGATCTGTTAGTGGCTTTGGATCAGGGTTATCGACCTAAGATTAAGCTGCCATTCTACGAGGGTAGACAGTTTCTAAAGAAGGGTAATATTGTATTTGAATATACTGATGAGGAAATATCTGAGCTAGCTAGATGCGCCAGAGACATTGTTTACTTTGCAGAGAAGTATGCAGTAGTAATGACAGATGAAGGTATTCAACAAGTAAAGCTGAGAGATTATCAAAAAGAAATGTTGAGGAATTTCCAGAATGATAGATTTAATATTGTTCTTGCTGCTCGACAAATGGGTAAAACCGTAACTGCATCTATATTTAATGCATGGTATGTTACCTTTAATATGGATAAGAATACTCTGTTACTTGCAAATAAATCTGATTCAACAAAAGAAATTATTGATAAAGCCAAAACAGTAATCGAGAACTTACCGTTCTTTATGAAACCTGGTATTATTAAATATGATGTAATGAATGTAAGGTGTGATAATGGTTGTCGTCTTATTGGACAATCAACCACAGCAAAATCAGGTATTGGTTTTACAATCCATAATCTATACCTAGATGAGTTTGCCCACGTCCATCCATCGATTGCAGATGCCTTTTATGAGAATGTATATCCTACATTATCCTCATCGAAAGTATCAAGAATTACAATTACATCTACGCCAAACGGATTTAATAAGTTCTATCAAATATATGCAGCAGCAGATCGTAAGGAGAATGAATACCGACCAACAAGAATTGATTGGTGGCAACACCCTGATAGAGACGAGGCATGGTATGATAGAGAGCTTGCTAACCTAGGTTCTATTGAAGCATTTAATAAACAATATGGAAATGAATTCGTTAGCTCATCTAATCTACTATTAGACCCAGTGGATATGAAGAAGATGAGAAAGAGAATGAAGCCTTACGTCTATCATGAATTCGACGAATTTGATTATATTGCAGTTGATGCAAAGGGATTCTTAGCATGGGATCCTGCATTTGATATTGATACATGTAAAGATAAAGAAAACTTTTGGCTATTTTCAGTAGATATTGCAGAGGGTAATGGTGGTGATGCATCGGTAATTAATATTTTTAAAATCACTCCGATGAATACCGATGAAATTAAAAATGTTATTAATCCAGGTGCAATGTATGATTTTTTTAAATTAGAGCAAGTAGCTAGATTTAAATCAAACGAACATGTCATCGAAGATTTTGCAAAGATATTATACACGCTATCTGTAGAAATATTTAATAGTGAGAACGTAAAAATGATTGTAGAGTATAATACTTATGGTACTGTTTTATTCCAATACTTAAGAAGTATATTTCCACAAAGAAATGATTTTGACGATGAGATGATAGTAAAATTCAGACATCGACATGATGCAAAGACAATAAAACCAGGAATAAAATTAAAATCTGACAATAAAGCTATCTTTTGTCAGAATTTTGCAAAACTTTACAAGATAAATAGAATAGATTTAACTGATGAAGTTACAGTAACCGAGGCATCCTTATTTGGTACTTTACCAAGCGGTAGTTATGGCGCTCAAATGGGGAACGATGATGTCATTATGACATGTATTACTGCGACCGAATTTTTTAACACAACGGATTATGCAGATTTCGTTGAGGAGATCTTAGATTTCATAGATCCTGCGGTTCACGACGAGATGGAAGGCATCTTATATAAGGACAGTGACCAACAAGGAGATTTACAATATGATATTTATGACCTACTTAAATAAATTTGCAAAAAGACAAGGATATATAATAAAAGAATTAAAAAATAACAACTAAACGATTATGGCATTAAGTCCTCAATTACTACAGTTCAAAAGCTCAGGCGTATATCGCTTAGAGTTCGACAAATCACAAACTGTTAACATCCCAGCTGAAACTATTAGATTAGTTGTAGGTAGATCTAACAAAGGTCCTTACAACACTCCAGTATTAGTAGAAGATGTTGAACAATTCAAACAAGTTTTCGGTGGCGTTGATAAGTCACTAGAAAAGAAAAACATGTTCTTCCACAGATCAGCTATTGAAGCTTTATCTAGAGGACCAATTTTAGCATTAAACTTAACTGCTTCTGATGACGACGATAAAGTATCGTTATTATCTCCAGTAACAAATTCTTCGGAAGAAGGTTTAAGTGCTATTACTGTTCAGTCATCTGCACTCACTAACTTTAAGAAGTATAGCGATGTATTTGATACTGATAAGTTTTGGAATCCTTCAGACGAGAAACTATTAGTTGCTGCTGATGACGATCCAAATCATGCTATCTCTTTTGTAAACATTAAACAAGATCCTATTACAGTTATCATCAGACAAGCTGCTGATACTAGAGGATTTGAATTAACTGCAAGAGAATGGTACGGAGAAGGTAACATTCCAGAAGGCGTTGAAGCTGATGAATACGTATCAGACTACTTAGTAGATGTATTTGTATTCAAAGGTAAATTCGATGCTGCTGCATTAAACAACGACCCTAACTACGGCGAGTATTTTGATGCTGATGGTTTAATAAGAGCACAATTTGCTAAATTCGCTGGATTAAGTGAAGTAACACTTTTAGCACAATACAATGCATTATCTTTAATACCTGAATTTATTGATGCTGAAGGAAATCAAATGTACATCGAGACTCTAATTAATATGGAGGCTAGAAGAACAGGTTTATTCTGTGCTGTCAATGAAGATGAAATTACAAATATCGATTTAATCGGTAATGGATATGACATCTATCAAGATTACGAAGTATTATCTCACAAAGTTAATCAAGAAAAAACAAGTTCTATAGTAGACATCAGTTCTTTTGGAAACAATTCAGTAGATGGAGCAACTATGGAAATTATAGGAGCTACACCTGGAGAGCTTGCTACTGCAGGAATTACCGATACTAAATATTTAAAAGCATTATTAGCTGGAGAATTTGTTTCGATTACTTCAATAGTAGCAAATGGAAATTCATCTGGTTCAATTATTACTGCATCAGGAGACATTTCTAAACTTTATGAGAAATTTACTGCTGGAACATCAGCAACTTGGAACAGTCCAGGTATTTCAATTACTGTAGATGAAGACGGAAACTTAATATTAAGTGGCGCACCATTCGCGTATGGAGATATGTTAGTAGGCGGAAACGCATTCTTACTATCTGAAAATACAGGTGAGTATGTAGCAATCAATACAATTGATGAAGATAACGTAACAGGAGTATTAACTATATCTCCTGCAGGTAATCTTGGATTTAGTGCTGATTATGCAAATGCTGCTGCAACTGAATTAACAATATATGGAAGAGCATTAAATGCTGCACTAGATGTATGGACATTATCTCCAAACGATAGAGCAGAGATGTTCCCTACATTAGCATCTGGATGGTCATTCACTGACAATTTAGCTGGATCATTTACTTTTTCTTATACTGGCGTAGCCACATTAAACACTGAGATTAAAGTAGGAATGTATATTCCAGGAGATCTTGTTGATGGTGTATCTAAACTAGCAAGAGTTAAGAAAATTGAAAAAACTTTTGATGGTACTGAAACACAATATAAATTTTTCACACACAGATTAGTTTCTTCTAGACCTGCTTATGCACTTAAGAGATACGAAGATGCTTCAGAATGTTACAGAACATTCCCATTAGAAGGATGTACGCAAACAGATAAGAAAATTGCAGAGTTAATGGCATCAATTAAGCCAGGAACTGGTTTAGGTAATGCATTAGTAGATAAAGACAATATTACATTTAGGTATGTAGTTGATACATTCGGATCATTAGAAGATGGTTCAATCTTAAACAAAGAGGAATTATCTTTCTTATGTAAAGAAAGACAAAACGCTGCAGCAATTCTTAACGCACCTATGGTGAAAGAATTTAAAGCGGCAACTAACCCAACGTTTAAAGATACATTCTCTCCTTTCGGATTTAATGTACGTCACGTTGCAACTGGAGGTAATTTAGATACTAACCCAACTGCTCTTTACACATTACCATCGATCAATGAAGGTGCGAGTTACGCATTCTACTACGGTCCTGGACTTAATGTAATAGAGAATGGAAGAACTAAAGTAATTCCACCAGCAGCATACATATCTAACAATTATATCGATAAGTATTTAGATGCTTTACCATGGTCAATCATTGCAGGTCCTAGAAGAGGAGTTGTAGGTGGATCTGGAGTACAGTCATTAGAATTTGCATTCGATAAGAATGACAGAGATATACTTGAACCATTTGGTTACAACCCAATCGTATTCGAAAGAGGCGTAGGACTAACGATCAAAGGTAACAAGACTGCACAACAAGGAGTTCAATCAGCACTTTCTTCAGCTCACGTAAGAGAAGTATTAATTTACATTGAAGATGGTCTTGCAGAAATTCTTAAGAATTACCTATTTGAATTCAATAGTGCTCAAACTAGATTAGAGATCAAAACTCTTGCTGATAACTTTATGGAATCAGTTAAGAAAGATGGTGGTGTATTCGACTATAAGAATATCATGGACTCTTCAAACAATACGTCTGAAGTAATAGATAACAACATGGGAATCTTAGATACGTTCGTAGAACCAGTTAAAGGTCTTGAAATCTTAGTATCGAGAGTAACAGTATTAAATACAGGTGAAATCGCAACGGGTAACTTTGCATAAGAAAACAACGATATATAAATAAAATAAGAAATTAAAGATATGGCTTTACCACATTATTCAGAGGACCAAACTAGCAAGAAGGGAAGAAACTTCGAGCCGGTTCAAGCTAACCTATTCGAGGTAACAATTTTACCACCGGATGGTGTTGCTGGACAAGAGTTCCTATTACAACACGTCAATTCAATTAGTGGATTAGACACTATGGCACCAGGAGTAGATGCAATCGGACAGAAATACAAGTTCTCCGATAGATCTTACGCAGGAATGCCAGGAGCAACGGCGATTGATATTACAATCACTTTCTCGCTTAACTTAAATGATTCTAACCAAGCTTACTTGTTTAAAACATTAAGGCAATGGTATAGATCTCAATATAATCCAGAAACTGGAGAAATGGGTCTTAAAAAGAATTATGTTGGTACAATAGTAGTTGTACAATTTAATAGAGAAGGAGATATTTACAGAAAAGTTACTTTAGATGACTGTTTCATTACATCAGGTGTAAACCTTGTTGGTGAACTTAACTATGATAGTGCTGATGCAGTAACATTAGAAGTAGGTTGGAAGTGTGATACTCATTCAGAAGAGTTGAACTAATACTAATTAGAATTTAATATAAAGAAGGAATTTCACGATTCCTTCTTTTTTTAAACTCAGAAAACATAATATAATATCAAGATAATAAAAGATTATGAGTGATAAACTAACAAAAAAATTACAAGTCCTTTTGACTGAAGGAGAAGTTCGGGAAGTAAACCGAATTATCTTAAATGATGCCTTGGATAATGAGACTCGTCCCATATCTGTAAGTGGATTCATAAGACATTTAATCAAAAACGAATTAAGTAATAGAACTGTAGAACAGAGATCCTACATAAAGCAAAATCTCAAAAACCTAAAAAGTAAATAACATGAGCGAAAAGAAAAACAAAATGAGTTCCGAAGATGCTAAAATGGCGAGAGCCTTAGAAGCTAAAGACGCCATTAACAATCCAACTCCTACGTCAAACGTACCCGCGGCAACAGATATGGAATCTGCTGTTGACGCAGCCGGACTTGGTAGAGTTAACATGGCAAATTTTACACCGGACAAAGCACAGTCTTCTGACAGCGCTTTAGGATGGCACGTATTAGATCAAACGACATTACCGTCATTGGGTAAATTTTATCCAGCTGATTGTGTAATTAAAATCAGATCAGCGAGAGCTGCTGAAATTAGACATTTTTCTACTATGGATGAGAATAACTATATCGATATGGAAGAGAAGTTAAATTCAGTTGTAGAATCATGTGCTCAAATGACGTCTGGTAAAAAAAGAATGTCTTACAAGGATATTTTAGAAGAAGATAGAATAGTTCTATTGCTTTCTATTAGAGACCTTAGTTTCCCAGAACCAGAAAACAAATTAATGTTGAACGGTAAAGCTGAAAAGTCTAAAAAGAAAATAGACGTTGAATTATCAGTTAAAAATCTAGTTCCATCTATTATAGATGCAGAAATAGAAAGATACTATGATACTCAGCTAAGAACTTACAATATTAAAACACGTTCTGCTGGTGAAATTATTATGAGCCCGCCTACAATCGGTGTAATGCAAGAAGTTACACAGTATTTAAAAGATCGTAATGAAAAAGAATTAGATTTTGATAAGGCGTTTATTCAAGTATTACCTTATATCCAAGGCGATTGGAAAACTTTAAACCTAGCTAAAATATTTCAATTAGAGATAGACTATAAGGCTTGGGATCAAAAGAAGTTTATGATTGTCTATAGATTAGCTGAAAGAATGAGAATTGGTGTTCAAGCAACACTAGAAACTACCGTAGACGGAGAGTTGGTGAAAGCCCCTCTTGAGTTCCCAGGTGGCATCAAAAGTCTTTTCATTATTTCAGATCTCGCTGGAGAATTACTTTAAGACAAAGTTCTACCTGGGTATACATCTTAGGATGCAGCCTTCAGAGATCGAAAACATGTACTACTATGAATATTGGTATTATGTCAAGAATCTGTCGGAGTACATCAAGAATAAGAATAAGCAACAAACGGATCAACAAGAACAATCGGAATCTCAACAGAGTTCAATGAGCTCTAAATACAAGACACCGTCGATGCCCAAGATCCCATCTATGAAGACGCCATCGTTTAAGATGCCGAAAATGTAGAGATATATAGATAGAGTGAAGGGTATGTTTTTCCTAAGCATGCCCTTTTCTTTTTAAAAATATTAAGTTAGTTACATGCCAAAGAAGAATCCATTAGCTACTGCATTCGATAAATTTAGCTCTAAAGATGGAGTATTAGGCGAAATTAGTGCAAACACACTTCTTGTCGCAGAGACCTTTGATGAAGGTGGAGAGATATTTGATAGAATAGACCGAATGGTCGAAGCTATAGAAGGTATTGAAGCCGGTACCAAATCTGGTAGTGGTGGACTCCAAGAAGCGATTGTATTAAATTTAGTTGCGCCAACTCTTAAACCAATTGGTTTAGGTATGGGCTTTATTATAGACGCGTTAAACCAGGCCGATAATGCTGATGATTTAACGTCAAAATTTGGCGCACTTAATGCTGGATTAGTAGTATTAGGAGATATAGGTAAATCTATATTAATGTTTGCTGCAACAATGGTAATAGGAATACCAATCTTAATGATTGCAGCAGTAACCGCACCCGTCTGGGTTGGCGGTATATACGTTATTATACAAGGTATTAAAATGGCAACTCAGGGTCTAGAAGAAGGCGAGTTGGATAAATTATTAATACTTCATGCGATTGGTCTATCAATCATAAAATTTGGACTGATGATGGCAGCAATGGTATTAATAGCACCGATTGCAATTGTTGGTATGTTATTTACAGTACCTTTAATTCTAGGTGTTGTTGCAATGGCAAAGTTTATAGACGAAGAGCTAGGAGAAGACGCTCTAACTAAATTCGAAACATTTAACCAAGCGATGGTTATGTTAGGATTAGGTATCTTATCGATAGGTTTATCATTAGCTTTAATGGCAGTGCTTGCAAAACATGTTTTATTAGGTCTTGTTGTCTTCGGTCTAGTTGCATTTGGATTAGGTGCAATATTTATGTTATGGGAGAAGGTATTTAAAATAAATGAAGTAAAAGCAGAGGCTTATGCAAAATCATTAGCTTTCTTAGGACTTGGTATTATTACTATTGGATTAGGATTAATGTTAATGAACGCATTCGCAGCACCTATTATGAAAGGTTTGCTTGTCGCAATGCTTGTATTAGCTGCAATTGGTGGTATATTCTGGCTGTTTCAAAAAATGGGAATTAGTAAAACTATTAAGAAAACATCAATGGGCTTAATCTTAGCCGCTGGTGCAATTTTAGCACTATCTGTCGCATTAGCACTTTCTAATTTAATTATGCCAGGATTTTTAGATACAATGGGTATTTTAATGATTATTGGAGCTGTGGCATTAACCATGTTCTTTATAGGAAAGCAAATAGGTAATGTCGTAAAAGGTGCGCTTGCATTAATTGTAATGGGAATAGGACTGTTTGCATTATCAGTTGGTATTGGATTTATGAGATTAGCAATTCCTAGTGTTGAAGTTGGACTAGGCATGTTAGCCTTAATTGGTGGACTAGGCCTTGTATTTGGAATAATAGGAATGGCATTCGCTAACGTAGGATTAGGAGCATTGGCAATGATAATTGTTGGTGTAGCATTAATAGTAATAGGAATAGGTATAATAGCCATAATGGCATCTCTACCTTCGGTTGAAGAAGGACTAGGTATGTTAGCATTAGTTGCAGGTTTAGGAATTGTATTTGGAGTTGCTGGTTTAGCAGCTGCATTTATAGCATTAGGTGCAGCCTCAATGATAGTTGCAGGTGTTGCACTAATCGTTATAGGAGCAGGTGTTGCAGTTATGGCAGCAGCTACTAAAAAGGTTACAATGGATCAAGTTCTTGTAATGGGAGCAATTATAGGTGGTATCGGAGTTGCAATGGCAGCTGCTGGTGTAGTATCTCCTTTGATCTTATTAGGGTCTATCGCAATGACGGCAGCAGGTGTTGCAGTATTAGCGATCTCTCTAGGTATCGTAGCTCTATCATTAATTAACTTTGATAAGTTAGGTACTATTTCTGAAAAGGGTAGTAAAGCATTTAACTGGTCTGGTGAAAAAGGATTCTTTGGTGGTAGAAAAAGTAATTTTGAAACAGCAATGGATGCCATCGCAGATGGTATGGCATTAGGACCATTAGCGATTATAGGTATTATGGCAGGAGCGCCAACCTTGATTTTAGCAGGAGCAGCTCTAACAGGTATTGCATTAGGACTTAGAGTATTTACAGCAGTTATAGGAGATGTTGATTTACCTAGACTAAGCGATAACGTAAAAATGATTGTTGCAGGTTTATCTGAAACATTCGCAGACGTCGGTAGAAAATACCCTGGAGGTGGAGGTGGAATATTAGCTGCATTAACTGGAAGCGGAGGCGACAAATCAGTCGTAGCTCAAGGTGTTTCCGCAGTCGGTGGAATGGGTAGTGCATTAACAGGTATTGCAAAAGGAGTACAAGCAATGGCGATGCTTAAATTCCCAACAGGATTTGATAAAGATGGTAATCCAACAGGATTCGAAACAATAGATTTAACAAGCGCAGTACCAAACTTAATTGCCAATACTAAATTATTAGTTTCAGGTTTAAGTTCTGTATTTGCAGAGGTTGGAGAATCTAATGCAGCTAAAGGTAGTTCATGGTTTACTAGCTCTTCTTATGAAAAAGGAATTGATGTTGTTAAGGAAATGGGTACTCCGTTATTTAACTTAGCAAATGGTGTACAAGCCATGGCCAATCTTAAATTCCCAACAGGTTATGATAAAGATGGTAATCCAACAGGATTTAAATCAATTGGTAATGTAGGAGGTTTAGTTAAGAAATTAGCTAAAAATACTAAAGCACTAATTATAGGTTTAGCTGGAGTCTTTGAAGAAGTTGGTGCTTCTGGAGTTGGAGGCGGCGGCGGATGGTTTTCTTCATCTAATTTCGAGAAAGGAGCTGAAATCGCATTAGCGTTAGCAGATCCTTATTCTGCATTAGCAGATACTGTAGAATCAGTTGGAAAGATAACAGCAGGTATTGCAAGTGGATCAGAGCTTCAAGAAAAAGTAACAGCGATGATTCATGTTATTGCTAGTGCTGGTGAGATCGATAATGATAATTTCTGGTCCGGACGTAATTATTCAATGTATGTCGGAAGTGCATATACTGCATTAGCAGATACTATAGAATCAATTGGAAAGATAATAGCAGGTATTGCAAGTGGAACAGAACTTCAAGAAAAAGTAGTAGCTATGATTGCTCCTATCTCTGATGTTGGATTGTTCGACAGTCATAATTTTTGGCGAGGCCGTGGTTACGCATTAAACGTAGCATCTCCTTATGCTTCATTAGCAAGCGCTATTCCATCGATCGAAATAATAACAAGTGGTATTAAAAGCGCAGCAGATCTTAAAGAGAAAGTAACAGCAATGATTGATTCTATTACTGGCTCCGGAGAAGAAGAGGTAGATTTACCAGGTAGGACTAAGTTGATTGGTGTAATTGGATGGACTTATCAGAAATTAGGAGTTGCAATTCCATTAATAGTAAATTCATTAACAACATTTACAGTAGAAAAAGGTAAAGCCTTTATGAGTGTTTTTGCTGGAGAAACTGCACCAGGTGAATATGGAGAAAAAAGTAGAATGCTTAGTGTATTAGCTTCATCTTATTTAACAATGTCATTGGCTATTCCAATGCTTGTAGGAGCAGTTAATACAGCAGAAGCTGAACCATTCCATGCATTCTCTAAAATATACGGTGGTGTTGATAACAACATCGAAGTCATGTCAGCTAAAGCCAATCTATTCGAATCGGTAGGAAAGGCTTATGGCAAAATAGGTTCTGCAGCACCTCAAATTTCTAGTGCAGTACAAGGTACTAATATAGAACAAATGAAGGAATGGACAGGGATGTTTGTTGGCAAAGTTGGGTATTTTAGTCCAATTGCAGGTTACAACGCACAAACAGAACTTTGGAGTACAATCGGAAACTCTCTTACAATGGGAGCTACTGCATTCCCTCAGATCTCAGCGGGTATAAATGCAATAGACTATAACAAATTAGTAGAATCTAGAAGGATGTTTGAAGCATTAGGAGTTCTTGCAGATGGTGGAGAACCTTCGGATATACTTGCAGCAATGGGAGAATCATTAGAGATTGCGATGCAAAAATTAGCTGATATTCTAATGACTTTCCAAGATTCAGTCGGAGCGGCTCAAGAATCTCAAGGAGGTCTATTGTCAGAAATAGCTAAAATGCCTGGAAATTTCGTAGGTTCCATGAAAAAAGGATTAACTAGCGGTGGTGGCGACAGCGGCGGAGGTAATAGTGCAGAAGTAGTAAGAGCTGTTAAGCAACTACAAAACGCACTTACTAAAACTGGAGTTAAAATCAATGGTCTAGATAGATTAGGCGGATAAGTTAAACTATTTCCAAAAACCAGGTATAAGTACTAAACAGATTAATTTATGATAACAAGTACTACATCACATTACAAGAGTTCAACTATTAATTCAGCAACATACGACGTTACTGATCAAACGCTAACAGTAGTTTTTAAATGGGCAACTTATGTCTATGAAGCAGTTGACGTAGAAACTTGGAACAAATTTAATTTAGCAGATTCTCAAGGTAAAGCACTTAATGAACATATTAAAGGTAGTTTCGAATACGCTAAATATGAGGCTCCAGGGGATCAAATACCTCATGGTATTAAATATGAAGAATCTGGAATGGTTAAAAATATCACAGCACCTAATACAGGGCTAATATCAAAACCGGGCAGTCTATTAGATGAGTTACCTCCATCTGATTATCAAATGGGAAATTAATATGAAAAGAATTAAAAGATTTTGGAAATATTTACAATGGATAGAAGAGCAGAGAATGAAAGCTGCGATTCATAGTTGTAGTGCAGGACCATTAATGTAATATTTATTATGACAAAAGCAAGCATCGTACAAAGACTATTAGATAAAAAGCAAATTACTGCAGAAGAAGCTGTAATTATACTTAAGGAAGATACTTACAATCCACCTACTTATCCAATGTATACACCTAATCCATATTATGATACTCCGAATAGTACACCGCCTCCAATGTGGTGTTCAACAGATACTATTAATTCTCCAACTATTGGTGATAACTGGGAATACAGGGTTACTAAATCTACTCCTCCAACAAAAGACGAAGATAAATCTTCATGAATATAATATCTGAAAAACCACTAATATTAGATTACTCTAAAATTAGCGATGACGGTTTCATGCACATGCATGTCACATCCATTTTAAGGAACCCTAATGACATGTCCAAGGGAGTTAACGGATTATGCAGGGCTGGCGCGTTTGGACGCTTAACGCACATCTTACAGCTAGCTGGAGCACCTGAACCTATTATTGTATCAGTTATCAATGACCCGGAAGCGGAACTCGCTTATGAGCTCTCCTAAATCCCAACCAGAATTCATTTATTGGGAAGATAGTTGGAATCGTACAGACGAAGATCTTAATGATTCAGAAGGTGAAACAATTATGCCCAATAAGGTATAACTATCAAATCACACCACTATGCCAGAGTTAGCGGAGCTCAAGTTCACATCAGACTACGTAAATCAAGTTTCAAAAGGAGCAACTTACCTTAGAGTAGAAAAGAATCCAGTACATAAATGCGAGGATCTTAATATTCCATTTAAATCATTTAGAATTAAGTCAA